GGATGTAAGATTATTGCAGGTGCTACTTCTTCTAGTGCTATTCGTGGTAAGTCTATCTCATTTCTTTACATTGACGAAACAGCCTTTGTCGAGAACTGGGATGAGTTTTTCGCTTCAGTATTTCCGACCATTTCATCTGGTAATACCACTAAAATCCTCTTTACATCCACACCTAATGGACTAAATCACTTCTACAAGACGTGTGAAGGAGCCAAGGAAGGTCGTAACGGATACATCTTCATCGAAGTGCCATGGCAGAAAGTGCCTGGACGTGATGATAAATGGAAAGAAGAAACGCTGGCAGCCATGGACTATGACTACCAGAAGTTTGCGCAAGAGTTCGAGTGTCAATTCTTAGGTTCTTCTGGAACTTTGATTGAAGGCTCAAAACTCAAATCTTTAGTGTGGCGAGAGCCTCTAGCGGAAGCAGAGGGCATTCGTATCTTTGAGAGAAGACAAGAAGACCATACATATGTTTGTGTGGTTGACGTATCAAGGGGTAAAGGGCTAGACTATTCTGCATTTCAGATATTAGATGTAACTAAAATGCCTTATCGTCAGGTCTGCGTGTATAGAGATAATATGATTACCCCTATTGACTATGCTGAAATTATCTTTCGAACAACGAAGGAGTATAACGAAGCATACACTCTAATTGAGATTAACGATATTGGTGAACAAGTATCTGAAATACTACACTATGAGTTTGAAGTTGAAACTCTTATGCATACGGAATCAGCGGGAAGAGCAGGCAAGAGAATTTCTGGTGGATTTGGAAAGTCCACAGACAAAGGCATAAGAACTACAAAATCTGTAAAAGCCATTGGCTGCAACATGTTAAAGATGTTGATAGAACAAGACCAAGTAATAATTAACGACTATGATACCATAAGAGAGTTGTCTACGTTTTCACGTAAAGGTAACTCATACGAAGCGGAATCTGGTTGTCATGATGACCTTGTAATGTGCTTAGTGCTATTTGGCTGGCTATCGGATCAGACTTTCTTTAGAGAAATAACTGATATTAACACAATGAACAAGTTGAAACAGAGGAATGAAGACGAATTGCTTGAAAGTTTGCTACCAGTAGGCTTCAATAACATGATGGACGATGACTCCGAACTTATGAATGAACGTGATTTCAGAAATTGGTTTAACTACTAGTAGAGTTGAGATTTTTATAAATATACAGACAAAGATTTGAAATCTATAAATCATAATAGACAAGGAGAAATGAGATGGCTTTTCAATTAAGTCCAGGAGTTAACGTTAGCGAAATCGACCTAACAACAGTTGTGCCGGCAGTGGCAACAACTGAAGGTGCAATCGCTGGCGTGTTTCGTTGGGGACCAACCAACGAAGCGATTCTAATCGGCTCTGAAGTTGACCTAGTAAATCGTTTTGGTAAACCATATGCCAACACAACTTGGTCAAACGCAGAGACGTTCTTTACTGCCGCAAACTTCCTATCATACAGCGATGCATTGTATGTTGTCCGCACAGAGGAAAGTGCTGTAAAGGCTGCAGGCTCAGTTTACGAGGCAGCATATGAAGGTGAACTAGGTAATAGTCTTCAAGTTGCAACTATCACTGCAACAGGATATGCTGGAACAGGTAATTTGCCTGGAACACTAGACATTACTGCATCTTCAGTATCAGGAACAATTTCGGCTTCAGGAAACACTTCAAGCGTTGCAGCCGATGCTATTGGTGACTTACAGGCTGGTGATTCGGTCACACTAACAGACGGTCAAGAACTTACTGTTACATCAATTGGCACGTCATCTGCAAACAGCACTGTTATTTCTGTTCCAGTCACATTTGGCAATAAATACATTGGCACAGCGGCTTACTCTTCAACTGTAACATCAAAGAATGGTTACACTGATTTGTTTGATAACGCACCAAGTTCTGCAAGCCACTACCACGTTGTAGTTATTGATGCAGATGGTGAGTTTACAGGCGTTGCGGGAACAGTATTAGAAAGATATGAAAACGTTACAACCAACACTAACGAAAAGAAATATGACGGTTCGACAAATTTCATTGACCAAGTTTTAGAAAACAATTCAGCATACATTCGCAGAACATCAACTTCAATGCCATCTGATGGCGCCTGGACTTATGAGAACTTTACTCTAGGTGACGATGGTGAAGGCGAAGCAACAATTTCAATTGGCGATGTTGCGATAGGTTATGACCTATTCAAAGCATCTGAGAACATTGATGTTTCTCTAATTCTTACAGGTAAACCAAACGTTACTCTTGCAAACTACGTAATTGATAACATTGCTGAAAGCAGAAAAGACGCAATCGCATTCGTAACACCAAACGTGACTGGCGCATATTCAGCGCAAGACGTTGTTGATGCAGTTGCAACACTATCAGCATCTTCATACGCAGTTGTTGATAGCGGTCTTAAGTATCAATACGACAAGTATAACGACTTGTATCGTTGGATCCCGCTAAACGGTGACGTTGCAGGACTTTGTGCAAGAACAGACGATGCACGTGACCCATGGTTCTCACCAGCAGGTTACAGCCGTGGTTCAATCAAGAACGTTGTCAAACTTGGACTAAATCCAACAAAAACACAGCGTGACTTGCTTTACAAAAATGGTATCAACCCTGTTATCACACAAGCAGGACAAGGAACACTGCTATTCGGCGATAAGACTTTCTTAAATCAGCCAAGCGCATTCGACCGCATCAACGTGCGCCGTTTGTTCATTGTGCTAGAGAAAGCAATCGCAATTGCAGCCAAGTCTACTCTATTCGAATTCAACGATGAGTTTACAAGAGCGCAGTTCCGTAACCTAGTTGAACCATACCTACGTGACGTTCAGGGTCGTAGAGGGATCTATGACTTCCGAGTTGTCTGCGATGAGACAAATAACACTGGTCAGGTAATTGATAGTAACCAGTTCGTTGGCGATATTTACATCAAGCCAGCACGTGCTATCAACTTCATCCAACTGAACTTTATTGCAGTTAGAACAGGCGTTGAATTCTCAGAGATCGTTGGTCAGTAAGATAAATAGTAGAAAGAGGAGATAAGCACAATGGCTTTCAACATTAATGAAATCAAAAGCCAATTAACCTTCGGTGGTGCTAAAGCGTCCCTTTTCCAAGTGCAGATCACTAACCCGATCAACGGAATTGCAGACCTTAAAACACCATTCATGGTTCAAGCGGCAGCGATCCCAGAAGCAACTCTGGGAACAATCGAAGTTCCATACTTCGGACGCAAAGTAAAACTAGCAGGTGACAGAACATTCGCTGAATGGACTGTTACCATCATTAACGATGAGGACTTCCTTATCCGCAATGCAATGGAAAATTGGATGGCAGCAATCAACTCGCACCAAGGTAACGTGCGTCAGTTGGCAACTGCGGCTGCATCTGAGTATAAGTCTCAGGCGCAAATCATTCAGTATTCTAAGACTGGTGTTCCACTACGTGAATACACATTTAATGGATTATTCCCAACAACTGTAGCAGCCATCACAATGGACTGGTCAACTACAGATGATATTGAACGTTTTGACGTGACATTCCAATATGATTGGTGGGAAGTTTCTGGTGGCGTTACTGGTAACGCTGGCACAAACGTATAATCCAGTTTGAATAAGTAAGAGAGAGGGGCATTAAGCCTCTCTCTTATCTAAAGGATGAAAGATGGAATTATTTGGATTTGAGATAAAGAGAAAGCAGGAAGAGAACAAAAATATTCGTTCTTTTGCCGAGCCTAATAGTGAAGACGGCGCAGTAAGCGTTTCGGCTGCAGGCGGTGCTGTCAGTAGTTTCATTGATCTTGAAGGAACTGCGAAGTCTGAAGCAGAGTTAGTTCAGAAGTATCGCACTATGATGCAACAGCCTGAAGTTCAAATGGCTGTAGATGATATTATAAACGAATCCGTCAATATCACATTTGACCAGAAACCTGTTGAATGTGTTACAGACGATGTTGATTTGCCAGACAATATTAAAAAGAGAATTAGAGAAGAGTTTGACAACTGCCTTAAACTGTTAGACTTTTCAAATTATGGCTATGATATCTTTACGAAGTGGTATGTAGATGGTCGCTTGAACTATCACGTAATGATTGATGAGAAGCAACCTAAAAAAGGTATTCAAGAATTACGCTACGTAGACCCACGTAAAATTAGAAAGATTAGAGAGTTTGAAAAAGAGAGAACTGCTACAAACGGCAATAGCGGCTTCTTCAAACGAGTTAAAAACGAATATTATATTTACAATGATAAGGGCTTTAACAATACGTCTAGCACCAATATTGGTCAGGGCTATGACTTAAACAATACAAATGCTTCTGGCTTGCGTATTGCAAAAGACTCTATCATTAACTGTAACTCTGGTTTATTGAACGAGGCAAACACTCTTGTATTGTCTCACTTACATAAGGCTTACAAGCCTCTAAATCAGTTGCGCATTATGGAAGATGCAGTCGTTATCTATCGTATCTCACGTGCGCCTGAAAGAAGAATTTTTTATATCGATGTAGGTAATCTGCCTAAGATGAAAGCAGAACAGTATCTACGTGATATGATGACGAAACATAAGAACCGTCTTGTCTATGATGCAAACAGTGGCGAAGTCAAGGACGACAGACGCCATATGTCAATGACAGATGATTTTTGGCTACCTCGTAGAGAAGGTGGTCGTGGGACAGAAATTACAACGTTACCTGGCGGACAGAATTTAGGCGAACTAGAGGATGTCGAATATTTCCAGAAGCGTCTATACAAAGCGTTGAATGTTCCTATTTCACGCTTAGAAAGTGATAGCGGATTCTCTCTTGGACGTGCATCTGAGATTAGCCGTGACGAAGTTAAGTTTAGTAAGTTTATTCGTAGACTACGTGCCCGTTTCTCAATCTTGTTTGACAAGATCCTAGAGAAGCAACTTATTCTAAAGGGTGTGATTGCACCAGAAGAATGGGCAGGTATTCAAGCAAATCTACGATACGACTTTATGTCTGATAACCATTTTGAGGAACTGAAGCAAGCCGAAATTCTTCAGAACCGTCTACAGATTTTGCGTGATATTGACGAATACAAAGGTGAATACTACTCTAAAGAATGGATTCGTAAGAACGTATTGTTTATGTCTGAAGACGAAATTAATGAAGTTGATAAGCAAATCGAGGCTGAAGGTCCCGCTGAAGACGAAGAATCAGACAATAATGATTTTGCATAAATAAATGTAGATTAAAAAAGGGAGTATTCCAATGAGCATTAAAGACCTAATTGACCAGGCATATAACAAAGATGCAGGAGCATTTGAGCAAACATTTGACGCCATCATGAGCGAAAAAATGTCAAATGCAATTGGCGCAAAATATGACGAAATGTTTGGCGCACAAGAAGAAGTTGAAGAAGAAGTCGTAACTGAAGACGAAGAAATTCTTGACGAGTCCAAAGATGAAGAAGAGGACGAAGACGAGGATGAAGATGAGTCTGAGGAAGAAGACGAAGACGAAGACGAAGATTAATCACAAGGTGCAGTCAAATGAAAACGTTTAAAGAAATGCTCGGTGAGACAGTAGA